TAACGAATATTGGAAGCCTGAGACTGTTCGCGTTTTTATGGTGGGCGATAGTGGACCTTATGTGGACGCCCTGGACTATCTATGGTTGCTGGATCGTTCTAAGCAGTAGCCTCCAGTGGGCGAGAGGAGCGAAATGATGGCAGACGAGAAGTTTTCTACAAGTCCAGGTCTGGACTTCCACGAGTGGTATATGGAGAACTACGACCGGCTGCACGAGTCATGCATGCAACAGACCGATGAGCCTCCATTCAAAGACGTGTACCTGTTTGCGCAAGCAGCATGGAACGCAGCGAAGAAGGCGGAAGAGTCGCAGACGCATAGTTTTGCGCCATCCGATTGGGGAGCGACCGGAGAACATTGCCGCGTATGCTCTGAGCCATGTAATGCACCAATCCACCAGAAAGGAGTCAAATCGTGAAGAACGAATGGACTGCGGACGAATTGCTGCGAGCGAATGAACAGGTACTCGCCGCAACCGAAACGAAGCTCGCTAAATTGAAGAGGCGGCATACGGACGCGGTATACGAAGCAACTGAGGATGTTGCCATCGAGCTTGCCTGCCAGCGGAATCGCGCTCTCTGGGCATTGAATGATGTACACGACTTTCTCAAGTCACACGGGTACGACACGACGCTGATTGACTTGGCCATAAAATGATTCCGACCGCACCACAACCTGCAAGCATAAATAATATGCCCCGTGAATTTGCGCCCGGAGACTGCCCTATGTGCTTTCCTAATGTTTGTGTGGGCGGCGCACATTATATGGCTTTATATGAAGATGGCATAACAACACAAGCACAATATCTCACATTAATAGAAAAGGAGAACCAAATGAATCTTGGCCCTCGTTGTAATTTTATGCTCCCGAATCATTGTCAATGTCCGAATACTGCATTGGTAGATTCGGATATGTGCGAATTGCACAAGGAATTTCAAACAGAACAAGCTGTTGCGGTAGAACAAGCGAAAATTGAAAAACTGGAGAAGTAAATGCCATACGAGAATATCAACGGACTAATCGAGTTATCCTCAGAATCCCGCTATAAGATCGCCGTAGTAGGAGTTCCGAAAGCGGGTAAAAGCTGGTTTGCATACACCGCGCCTGAAAGGGCGGAGGATGAAGTTCCTTCTGTAATTTACAAAGATCATGAAATTAAGATTGTGCCAGTTGCTACACCAGGTTCACGAAGGGTATTTGCAGCATATAAGAATGGTAAGCGAGTAACAAACTGTTTTGCGACTGTGAAGGAAGTAAAGACAGCTCTCAGCTCGCAAGCCACCGACGCCACCATTCCAAGACGCGGCGCACGGGGTTGACTTCGGGCAGGTCTACGTTCCCGCTCCGTGCATCGCTTACGATATGGGCTGCATGGCATGGGACAAAACGAAGGAAGTCCAATCGCGTCTCGCCGACCGCTATCAGTTTCGTGGGCAGTGGCTGTTTATCAACGTACCGAGTAAGCCGTGATGATCTGCTGGGCCGGCGGCATGAGCGGCGGTGTGAGGGTAGTTTGCTGTTGCTGAAGATGATCGATGGGGTACTATCGATCCATGTTCAGGATACTGCGCAGCTGGCATACGGCATTCAAAGCTCGGATGATTCGATACTTTCGCACCCGCGAGGTGGTGAAGGTATTCAGTGTCATGCATGCAGAAGAGTTGCGTCTGACACCGATTGAGAACTGGCCTTTGGTCAAGGCTCGGCAAAATCAAGAAATCAGGATGTTGAGAGCAGGACAGAATCTTATCGTAGACAGGAAGTCGTGGGCGTTCCCTTACCTCCCGTCATGTTTAGACGACCAGACTGAAATTCTTACCAAGCGGGGGTTTATCCCGGTTACAGCGATGAAGCGTAGCGATATGTTCGCTACGCGGCATCCTGTGTCTCATCGGTTTGAGTGGCAGCGGGCTGGGCGGATTGTTCGGTCTAGGTACAAAGGTGAGATGGTGGAGATGCTGGGGCAGCAGCTCGACGTTCTGGTGACTCCGAATCATCGAGTTGTTAATATCCAGAAGACTGAGGGCATTGATCGTTTATTGTGTTCGTCATCTGAGCAGATTGACTTAGCAGGCGACCTGTCTACGACCAACCGACGCAGTATTTATGCTTTGCCTCTTACGGCCAAGCCGGATAAGTCGTATAGTATGGTTCCGCAGTCGGTCGTCTTGACGCCAATCAAGAGGAATATACAAGACCGTAATTCGCTGGAGCTTGATATTCCATTCGAGGTTTGGGTACAGTTTCTTGCTCTGTATCTAGCAGAGGGATGTTGTGACGGAACGACGGAAGGGATCGAGTTTGGTACTGGTGTTTCGTTTGAAGGGTATGAGGAGAAGTGGAATAAATTGCTTGCGGACTTTGAGGCAGATCCGTTCGAGGTAGCGGAGCGGCGGCGGAATAACAAGTATCGGGTGCGGATTGCGTGCGCAGAGGGGTCGGAGATTCGCAAGGACGTAGCGGAGCTGCTTGCACAGATGCCGAATACTTGGACGCCGAATAAGTTCGGGTTTGACTGCGGATGCAAGGCTTTGTGGATGGCGTTGTTTCCTTTTGGGCATTGCTGGACGAAGTACGTTCCGGACGATGTTAAGAATCTTCCGGTCGAGCACCTGGGGGCGTTTCTTGATTGGTTAATGAAGACGGATGGATATTCAGCGCATGGCGATGATTATCATCAAGAGTATGGGACGACGAGCAGAAGGTTCGCCGAGGACGTACAGGAGATTTTACTCAGGCTCGGGTATCAGGTAGGTGTTCGTACAAAACTGATGGATTGCGGCTCGACATTCTACAGAATATCGTTTAGTCGTGAGCAGTATTGTAACGTGAGGTCTATCCGTCGTGTGGACTATGATGGGTATGTTTACTGTCCGTCAGTTCCCAATGGGATTATTTGTGTGCGCCGGAACGGGAAGATTCATTGGACTGGTAACAGCGTTCAGCGGCTTTCTATGCCAGTTTCCAAGTCGACGCCATTTAACCTGAGACGTTTCTCACGGACTCCGGTTGCGCGTAGGGCCATCAACCTCATCAAGAATTCAGTGACTGCTCAGGCCTGGGATGTACGTCCGATCGATGGGATTCCAGTAGACGATCCTGACGAGCAGGCACAGCGTATCAAGATCGCCAAGGCGATCTTTAACCACCCCAACAATACCGAAAGTCATCAGTCCGAGCTGGAGATGGAGATCGAGGATCTCTGCATCATGGGAGCGTCGGCTACGGAGCTGCGCTTGACGCTTGACCCGAAGCGTCCGCTCAAGATGTGGCCAATGGACGCATCGACTGTTAGAATATTTGTCAGTTGGTCGGAGTCTACGCCCGACTTGCCGCACTACGCACAGATGACAGGCTTGCAGGGAGAGCGCGGAGCGATCTTGTTTTACGACGACGAGATCATGTACATCAAGGACAATCCGGCGACGGATAATCCGTTTGGTTTGGGCAAGCTCGAGACAGCATTCCAGGTTGTGAATGATTTGCTTGGCGTGCAGCGTATGTCAGGTATGGCAGGATCTGATCAGACTAGAAAAAACTGGCTGTGGTGGGAGCAGCCTCAGACTGACGAGGCATTTCAGATCGTGCGTCGTCATATTCAGAATGAACTTGAAGGACAGGCGAAGGTATCGCTCATCGGGGGTATGAAGAAGCCCGATGTGCTGGAGATCACGCCGGTCACTATCGATGACTTGCTACTGCCCTGGCACGAGATGTTGATTCGCATGATTGCGAATGCGTTTGATATGTCGGCGATGGCTCTGGGCATCGAGCACGACGTGAATCGCGCAGTGGGAGATGTACTCAAGGATTCCGACTTCCGCTCGGCTGTGGTGCCGATGGCGAAGAGGATTCAGGAAGCGCGCACCAGAAAGATTCTGCACAATAAGCTGGGCTGGTACGACCTTGAGTATGTGTTCCTGAGCTTGGATGATCCGGACTTGGAAACCAAGACGGATATGAACGCGCGCATGTACTCGGCGAATGCGCTGACTCCGAATGAATGGCGGCTGAGCGTTGGCAAGCAGCCGTTGAAGTCTTCGTTCGCAGACTTGACACAGTTCGAGGCCATGATGCTGAATCAGGAGTTGATGGCTCAGTTGACGGATCAGTCGGCGCAGAAGACTTTCGACCGTCAGCAGTCGGCGCAGCAGTCGGCCCCGGCTGGCGGAGCAGGAGGAGAAGGCCCGAAGCCTCCGTCGCAGGGATCGATCTCACGCGGTGGACAGATTGAATCGCCGAAGCCTATGGCGCTGCCGAAGTTCCCGATTGCTGGCACCAAGTGGAATGCTCGGGAGATTGCACAGATGCCGGTTAACGATTTGGCGCAGCGTATCGACGGTGGAGAGTTGCCGCATCCGAAGAAGCTGTTGATCGACATGCAGAATCAAGATCCGAATATCCTTGAGCAGATGTCGGATCAGGTGAAGGACTACTTCAAGCATGTACTGGACGACGAGGCATCGGAAGATCAGGACGAAGAGATCCCGCAGAAGACGCTCGATCAGATGATGAAGGAATTGCGCAAGCGGACAAGCAAGCAGAATAATCGCTCGGACGATATGACGCAGTATCTTCAGGACGTCAATCAGCGGTGGAAGATGGCGACGCCCGGAAAGCCTGGAGCAAAGACGTATCGGGCAGTGAAGAATCCCGGTAAGCCGGGAACACCGCCAGCGGCAAGATCGCTGTAGATTTATTTAGTCGGTAGTTCGCTGTTGGAGAGATGCGGGGCAGAGGGCATTCTTACGACATGAATTACGGACTTCATCTATCCGGTGTGCAGATCGAGAGTTTGGAAGCTGACTCTCAGCATCCGAATAAGATGAAGTTCAGAGGTGTGATTTGCAGGTTGGATGAGGCCAGTTCTAAGCCGCCGAACGGCGCGCAGGGGCATCGTATCTTCGTTCCGACTGAAGTAGCCAAGCGTAGGCTGAAGACTTTGATCGGTATGGGCTTGAACTATGCGCCGGATCTTGACAGTCATTCGCAGCGGCGCAAGGTTGGGGTGATCAATAAGGCCTGGATCGACGGTAAGGATTTACGAGTAGAAGGACACGTATGGAAGCATGACTTCCCCGAAGCTGAGAAGGATCTGAAGCAGGCGGGGTTGGGCATGAGCATGGAGCTGGGCGATGTTCGCGTAGACGATCCGAAGGCGGATGTCTGGACATTGGATGATTTCCAGTTCCTGGGGGCGACGATATTGTGGCGGGACAGTGCTGCATATAACAGAACGCAAGCAATAGCGGCGAGAGCCGAGCAAAGGGGAGGAAGCATGTCAATCACGAAGACAAAGAGGACACCGGCTCGTACCTCGCATGGCACCGATCGCTTGGTACAGATCGCCGCGGAAGCTGCTGCTGGGGCCGTCAAAAAGTCCAGCCGCCAGATTCTCGAAGTTCTCAAGACGCAAACAGACACCCTGGGCGAGATCACTGCCCAGAATGAGGAGTTGGAGTCGCGTATTGCGGCGCTGGAGAGCGGTCACGTTGACGCGGCCGGCGACGCGGCGAGTTCCAGTTCCAGCAGTTCCAGCGATGGTGAGGTCGGCGCGAAGGCGGCTACATCGTCCAGTTCCAGTTCGGCCAGTTCCAGCGCCAGCAGCGATGAGGACGACATGGAGACTCGCGGCAAGGTGAAGGCCAAGGCCGCGCCAGCGTCCAGTTCGTCTTCGAGCAGCGAGGATGTCGATGCGGATGTCGACACTGGCGACTTGGAAGAGATCGAGAAGGCCAAGGGCAACACTGGCCACGCCAACGAGGACGCGGAGAATCGCGGAGACGACGGCGCTGGCGAGCTTGCCAAGAAGGTAGGCCCGACGGTCGCTGCCCAGCAGATTAAGGCGTTGCGCAAGAAGTTACATGCCGAGCGCGACAAGACTGCGAAGCTGCGCACATCCAACGAGCAGCTTCAGGCATCGGTCGCCAAGCTGACCAAGAAGATCGACAAGGTGTCCAAGCAGGTGACCGCGGCCAGCGAGAGTCTGGGTCGCCGTTCGGTTTCGCCGGAGATCTCTGCGATGCTGGCGAAGAGCAACATTAGCGCGTCGGACATGTACGCGGCTGGCACCAAGCTGTCGGTTGAGGAAGTGGACGGCGTCATCAAGGCCAGCGGATTGAGCCTCAGCCCGCAGGACAGCATGGCCATGAAGAACGGCTTCCTGAAGGCCGGATTGATGGAAGATGGACGGGTAGAGCGCGGTAGCAACCGCTAATAACGGCGGCATCAACTTGAAGGGAGTACTACAAAAATGAGAGGCCATGCAACATTCGTTGATCCGTCGTTAGATCAGGTCTTGTCTCAGATCGGTATGGCTGGCCGCGGAGCCGGTCGTCCGGCAGGAGGCACCATCTCGGCTGCGGCGGACTACTTGGCTCCCGGTGCTATCGAGATCAACCGATACGCGACCGAGATCGTGGATATGGTGCGCAGGCGCTTCGTGCTTGGCCAGCGCATCAATCAGACGCTGGCCACAGGCCAGCCTCACCGCTACTTCGAGCAGCTGGCCATTCCGACGGCCACCGCGACCAACCCTCGCGCTCTGGTAGCGACCGCAACACAGCCGGTTCGTCAGGAGCGCGTGGTGGCGTTGAAGGCCATCGTCGCTCAGATCAACTACGGTTTGTTCGACGTGGAGATCAACCAGCAGCAGGGGCAGTTCGCATATCTGGAGGCCAAGGATCTCACCGACACCGTCGATGGCGTTCTGAAGCTGCATGACCAGAATCTGTGGAACGGCACCGACACCGACCTGTTCTTGCAGACCAGCACGCAGTACTTCGGCATCTCTGGTCAGATCTTGCAGGGCAACGCTTCACTGGCGGGTCTGGGCATCGCGAGCATCGCAGCCACCGGCTCGTTGGTTGACGGCTACAAGCTGGCAGTGGCGAACATGGCCAATCGGCAGGACTTCGAGGTCAGGCCGACGGCGATCTACGGCAACCCGACGCTGTGCAACCTGTTCGACCAGGAAGTGTACGACGCTGGTCGGCAGCTGTTCTACAACCAGGTCGAGGTTCTGCCTGGTGTGGTGGTCAACGGCATCCCCACTCAGGTGGGCATCCTGCCGCTGGTCAGCGATCCGGCGATCAACAACGTCGCGGCCGCTGGTGGACTGACTCAGTACACGGGCTTCATCCTGTCGGACGTGGACATGATCAAGTACGCGTATCTGACCGATCCGCTGCCTCGGGTTTTCCAGCTTGGATTGCTTGGGAGCCTCGCCAGTCAATATGTCGTGGTGAAGTTTGGCGCGCCTTATGTGGAGGGCAATTTTTACGCGCACCAAGCAATTACGGCCATCCGCTGACGAGACGTAGACAGGTAACAGATGAGGCTCCAGAGTAAAATCTGGAGCCTCTTTTCTTGTATAATGGACACATGAGCTTGAGGCCCAAAGGCGCCAAGATCAAAGCGGGATTGATTGATCGGACGTCTAAATGACTGATTAGACGTGACAAATTAGCCAAAATAAAGACTTGACACGTTCTGCGTATAGTGGCATCATTAGGACGTGGTACAGGAGAACGGCATATGCAAATCACGCGGGACATGGTCAAGGCGGCGGTCAAGCAGAGTATGATCTTTCCGTCGGAGCACTTCGGTCTGCGCGTCGGCGAGAACTGGCCTGAGTTTGTGACGGAGGTTCTGAGGTCGGAGACGGTGCAGGCTGCATTGCTGAGCGATTTCACGCTGGCTCAGATGGTAGCAATGCAGATGGTTACGAAGACGGACGGTAAGGTGCAGCCGTTGGATGTCGCCAAGAATCAGCAGTTCGCTGAGGCGTTCCTGCGCTGGCTCTATATCGGTGTCGAGATCGGCAAGCAGGTTGCAGAGGCTGAAAAGCTGGAGGCAATGTTTGGCGGCGATCAGGTTGCGCAGTAGCTGTAAAAATATGTTTCGGAGGATATCCATATGTTCGACAAGATCGTTCTCGGTGTTGTGGTAGTCATTCTCGCGGCAACTTTCTTCTTCCCGGCGATTGCTCAGGTGTACGATGAGATGTTCGGCGACGGTGGGACTGCCGGTGTAGTAACGGATGCACGCGTTTCCCGTGAGGACTGAAGATGACTCCAGAATTAGCAGCACAGTGTAACGGGTTTCTGGCATGGTTCATTCCGGCGCTGGCAGTGTTGTGGGTTGCTGGGGTGCGGTTGGTTGTTTGGTTGGAGCGCAAGGATTGAGTTTGCTGTTGCGCTGGGGTGGCGCACAGGGCATTCTAGTAGTGTGAACCTCGCTCACCTGTCTACGATCTCTACCAATGCGACGTCGGGCCTCCTGTCGAAGACACAGGGGGCTTTGGCGCGTGCTATCGAGGCATATTCCGATGATGAGGATAGAGATTCGTCTGGGAAGTGGACGAGCGGGGATGATCGGCGCGCTCAGAGTGTTTTGAAGCCTCAGGTGGAATACGAGCAAGTTGTGAAGAACTACATGGAGGATATCCGGCAAGGTAAAGATGTCGGAGCGGTGCTGGTGAGCGATAAGGATCATTCGCATATCGTCGATGGAAATCATAAGACTGAGGCGTACTTGCGTTTGGGTAAGCAGCCACCTCGCGTGTATGCTGTGGATCGGCTTAAGACACTTATCCAGATGGGACAGGAAAATAAAACGGCTGATGAGGTAGCTGACAGTATCGGAGAATGGCTGAAGTCTGAAGACATAAAAGCCTACTCGGAGGATGAGGAGCGCGACGATCACGGCAAGTGGTCATCGGGCGGCAGTCTGAAGCCTGCGGAGGAAGATCGCACTCAGTGGCCGCAGCACATTCAGGATCTGAAGGTTCCGCCGGCGTGGAAGGACGTTCACTACTCGGACGATCCTAAGGCGGCTCTGCTGGCGACTGGCAAGGATGCCAAGGGCCGTGATCAGCGGGTGTACTCGAAAGAGTTTCAGGACTCACAGGCGGGGCTGAAGTTCGAGCGGGTGGAAGAGCTGGGGAAGCAGATGGGATTGATCGACCAGCAGTTGATTGCCGATCGCAAGAGTGACGATGATAAAACCAAAGAGCATGCGGATGCGGCTCTGCTGGTGCGCACGATGGGAGTTCGTCCTGGCAGCGAGACGGATACCAAGGCCAAGGTACAGGCTTACGGGGCGACCACGCTCGAGGGCCGTCATGTGCGCGTTAGCACGACGGGCAATGTCAGATTGAACTTCACCGGCAAGAAGGGCGTAGGCATCAATCTGCCGGTCGAAGACAAACAGGTCGCTGCGATGCTGGTATCGAGAAAGGCCGACGCTGGCAACAGCGGACAGATATTCCCGCATGTGTCGAACAGCAGTCTGCTCGACTATGTCCACGACAACCTGGATCATGGCGGTTTCAAGAGCAAGGACTTCAGGACGTATCTCGGCACATCGACGGCTCAGGGTCTGGTGTCATCGATGAAGGAGCCTGCTACGCCCAAGGATTATGTGAAGGCTGTTCGGTCTGTGGCGTCGGCTGTAGCGGAGAAGCTCGGGAATACTCCCGCGGTAGCGTTGTCATCCTACATAGCTCCACAGGTTTTCAGCGGATGGAAGATGCATGCTGGTGTGACAGCAGAGGCTATGGAGTTGCCTCAGGTCTACTACGGTGAGGTGTCGGATAATCAGCGCGACTTCAGGGATGTGGCTGGGCTGTTTGATAGCAGTGATACGGATGATGGCGACGACAGCGATGGCAGTGTGGAGAAGATGCTCGGTTTCGATCCTGCGAAGATGGGGATTGCAGCATCAGTTTTACGACGGTCTACTGCGAGGGAACGTACGCAGAAGAAGGCGCTGTTCGTTAAGCGTGAATGTGCGACGTTGCTGGCGGAGTTCGATGAGGAGCAGCATCCACGCGATGAGCATGGAAAGTTTACGGATGGTGGAGGCGAGACCACTACCGATCGCACCAGTTGGCACTTCGATGACTTCCATCCAGAGGATAAAATCAACGGTATACCTCTGGCGCATATGTCGCATCCGGACTTCGAGAAATATACGAATCCTGACTTGAAGGAGACACCGCTGAAGGTCGGGCCTGGTCAGCATGCCGCGGCCGGCGTGATCATGATCGAGCCTGGGAACAAGGTGTGGATTGTCACGCCGGATAAATACTTCGGCGGGTACCGCAACACATTCCCTAAGGGCACACAGGAGTCTGGGGAGGCTTTGCAGACTACGGCGGTGAGGGAGACTTATGAGGAGTCGGGACTGGTGGGAAAGATTACAGGCGTGCTGGGCGACGTTGATCGCACTACGTCATCTACGCGTTACTATATCGGGGAGCGGGTCGGGGGTTCGCCTGCGATGGCGGGCGAGGAGACCTACGCGGTCAAGCTCCTAGACCTCAACGATCCGAAGACGGATGAGCGGTTGCAGGATGTAATGGGGAAGACCACCAAGGATGCGGACGTGCTCAGCATGATCAGAGAGCATCTCGGCATCGAGCAGCCTGCTCAGCCTGAGGCTCCAGCGACGGGAAAGATGACGGCAGCCGACATCATGGACAAGAAGATCGGCGGATCGCAGGGGTCGAATGTTGGCGGGTTCTATAAGGGCACGGATGGCGTGGACAGGTATGTGAAGCTGTACAACAATCCGGAGCAGGCGCATGGCGAGGTGCTGGCGAATACTATCTATCGGGATCTCAACATCCCGGCCCCACAGTCACAGGTGTTCAGTTTGCCGAACGGCAAGGAAGCATTCGCGTCGGATATAGTTCATGGCGGAAAGACGCTAGAGCAGACTGGTGTGACTAAAGAGAATGCTCGGGAGGTGTTGAAGGGCTTCGCCGCGGATGTGCTGACTGCGAACTGGGATACGGTCGGATTGACTTACGACAACATTCTGCTGAAGGGCGGACAGGCGTATCGTTTGGATAATGGATCGGCATTCCTGTATCGCGCGCAGGGCGGACAGAAGCCAGATGCTCTGCTTAATAAGGTGACGGAGCTGAAGGGATTTCTTAGTCCTACGGTCAACCGAGAATATGCGAAGATGGCGAAGGTAGCGGGATACACTTCGGCGGATGAGATACCCGGATTTCGTTCTCAGGTGAAAGCGATTGCGGCGCTCGAGAAGGTTGCCGGTGGTTGGGGTAAGTATTTGGATGCGAAAGCACCGTATCTGAGCGCGAACGAAAGGTCTAAGATAGGGGATATGCTGACCAGTCGAACGGCCGGGTTGAAGGAAGCAGCGGGTGTGAGCGATTCATTGCATGACAAGATTAAGAATCTATTTTCAGAGGCGGAAGATTCTGTTCGGCGAGAGGTAGTCGCATGCAGTCGGTAATCGACAAGATCAACGCTTTACCTAACGCTGCCAAGCCTGACGGCATGTGGTCGACTCTGCGCCGCCGCAAAGAGAAGCAGTATGGGAAGACGCAGTGGAAGAAGAATCCGATCAAGCTGATACCGAAGCCGGCGGATGCTTTGGCGTTTAAGCAGTTGCCGATTCCTTTGCGTGATAAGCTGGTGAATACGGCTCCCGTCAAGAGCTTCGATCCTCGTAAGCTGGTCACCAATCAGCCGATGGTATCTCAGGCTGACTTGGCTCATTTCGCCGATCATGGCACAGACCCAGATCCGGTCATAATCCTGAAGTCGACAGACGGGTTGTATGTCCACAACGGGAACCATCGGTCTGCGCTGGCGATGATGCGGGGGCGCAAGGTGAAGGCGCGTTACATCGATCTGTCTCAGGTGCCTCAGTTGAAGGGGAAGAAGCCGGTACCTCAGGAGCGGGCTGTGGATGCTTATAAGATGCGGGACAACGATGGGGTGTTTACCAGCGAGGAAGCGTTGGATAAAGAGGCAAGACGTGGTGCACAGCTCGTCCACACGGCGTCGTTGAGGGATTCGGCGGGGTCTGGTGCCACTGGATCTGCCCTGGGGCAACGTGCGGCTCTGTTGGCTTCTAGCATGGTGAATTTTGATGGGCTGGTGGGGGAGGTGTTTGATGCTGGTGGGCCGGGATCAGGAAGACACAAAGAAATTCCTGGTGAAGGATGGGTTACAAAAAGCGGTAAGTTCATACCTGTGAGTCACGAAGGAGCGCACGGAGAACATTCAGACGTAGCAAAAGCTAACGGATTAGGGAATACTGTAGATAAGGCTTTTGCTAATGGGCATGTGAGAGTAGCCGAGCTGTTAGATAATGAGTGGGGGTTGAATATAGGGAAGACTACAAGCGAAGCCTGCGAACGTTTGCAGGATGTAGTTGATCGGTTACCCGATACGACGCGAGGAATTTACATTGATTATAGTTCACGAGGGGGTAATAAATCCGCGTCAGCTCATTTTACAGGTGGCAGTGCTAAGGTTAAGGCTCTGGACTGGATAGCCAAGGGAGCCAAGACTTCAGTGTTTTATAGCGCCGCGGGGGGTCATCCGTTTGATGGGGAGAAGGCGGAGGACGGTTATGGCATCGGCAACTGTAAGGAGTGCGGCAAGCCTTGGAAGAATAAGGCACACTGGAGGATCGCGGC